GCGCGTCTCTTAACAATAGCATCCACAACCCGTGGATATCTTTTACCATTTAATAGCAACGAAGACGCTACATTCGCACTATCCTCCTTATACCCAGCTTGTCTTGCACATTCTGTCGGAGTTAATCTCCCCTCATTCTCCGTGAATATCTTAACAAACATGCGTTGTTTTATAGTCAGTCCATCCCCACCTTTTGGGTATTTTAAAGACATGTCTTTAGGTGCCACCGAAGTGCCACCACTTGTTATATTACTAATGCGCGGATCTACCATCTAAGTCCTTGTAATAGAGTTATTTTTTCTGTTTTTATTTTTCTCATTTTTAAAAAAGTCCCTCGCGTCGTCTACAGGTGGCACATAGGTGGCACACTCCAAACGGTTGAAATATAAGGATTAATCACTAATGGTGCCATGGTGCCACCAAATACCCGGTATTTAAAAAAATAAAAAATCTTTTTTCCCGGTAGATCCCTATACATTAACTTCATATTACACAAATTGACCGATTTCTGCCCTTTCCAAAATCTATCCATCCTCTCTTCTTCAGCTGATGAACAAGTGCATGGACATGACTTTTAGAGTTAGAGTTAATCAATTGCTTCAACTCCTCATACGAAGGTGAAAATCCATTGGCTTGAATGAAGTTTACTATAAGATCATACACCTTTTTTTGAGTAGGTGTTAGTCCTAATTTATTTTTTGTCTTCCATTCCTTTAGCATCTGGGTGTCCATAATAATCTTTCCTCATTTTTACTACCATTTCATTATGTCCTAATTCTTTTACAGTGTCAGGCGTAATGGAATTGTATAATTCACGTTGTAGTTTCTTTTCTTCTGCATTCAACTTTACTGGCTTATAAATTGGTCCCGGTAGCTTGCCCCACGTCACACGAATTCCAATGGGTGGACGACGAAGCGTAACTCCATTAACATTCTGATGTTCCCCAGTCCATGATCCAGGAGCATGATATTTTTGCATCAAATACTCATAGCATAATTCACTCGTCTCAAACTGAACAATCTCCTTGGTCAGCAGTTCCGCGTCCTTCCATACATTAATCTCGAATTTCTCCATACATCTTCCCTAAATATTCTATTTTTTTAACCCATCCCTTTGGAATAGTTATATATCTTCCTCCTTCTTTGTCCTCTTCTTTCGTCTCTTCTGGATCCAAACACCAGGATCCCATTATTGTAACTCGCTCCTCATCATTCCTAATCATCCAACCAATATCAACACACGTTGCCAGCTTGGCGTCGCGCATTTTGCCTAGAGGCACCCATCCCGTATCGCCATCCATGGCGTCCATCCAAGTAATGCGGACCATCGGCCAGCAGTCTGGATATTTACTCGAGGGTGTACTGCTCTTCTTGGTGCCCGTTTCTTTCGAATTTTGCATTGTCATCATCATTCCTGTGTCTGTGTCCCTCTGTTATTACATCCATGATTTGATTCTTGGTTTGTAGCCTTACCTCATAATCCTGGAATACCACTACCCAAAAGCGTGCCTCACCACCTTGCATGGTTGAAGCTTTGCCTGCCTTGAAATTCTCTACTGTTTTACGAAAACCCATGGATAATAATTCTAACATCTTGGACCTAAACACAACACGATCGGACATATCCTCGAACCGGACATACCAGGAGGGCTTCTCCGTCAATCCTGTCTTGGGATTGATGGCACCTTCATCCACTTGAAAAAGATCAACAATCTTCTTCGTCGATATTAATTGATGTTCCTGTCGTTCCATTTTACATTAATCTTTTCATAAATTTTTTGTACGTGTTCCTGATCGAACCCTTCCAAAGCCTTTATGCGTTTTCTCTCCTCAACGTCCTCTATAAATTCATCTATGAGTCCTAGGACAATGTGCATTGGCAATCCCATGTCATACATTTTGACGCGTGATAGCTGATCCACGATCCATGGAAACTCCTCATTGTTGCTTTCAGCCTCAATGAGAACCTTCTTAATTCTTTCTGCTACTTTTCTTAATTCTTTCATCTTTAATCTTTATTCCTTTCTCATCTGCTGCATCCTTGATCAACACCATCATTTGTTGACCTGGGCCACGCAGCGTGCTCAATCCCATCTTGACTAGCGCATCATAATAGGGAATCCGTATCGCTATGCTCTTATATCTTGTGGTGTCTACCATATTTCTTGACCCAAGATCGTGCCTTATGGATAAGTGATTTTCTTCCAAGAATAAATCCAAGCGCAAAGACTGCGCTTATCCCTATTATATGCCAAAAAATCACTAGTCTGTTCCTTCCCATTTATCGAAGTCGTAGTCTACGTCTTCCTCATCGTCAATAATATCATTGATCTTCTCAACAATATCATTTTCTTTGTCGTGCAACTTCTCTAGTTTATCAAGCTCTCTCTTGATTTTTTCCAGAGGTGTTAGACTCTTCCTTACTTTTTTCTTCTTTATTTTCTTTACCATTTTTACCTCCTATGGTCATGGTTCTTACTTTCTCAACTTGCATTATCTCATCACGGAAATCCATGTAACGGTAGTCTGGTTCATCATCTTCTATTTTAATTTTTTTAACCATTATAAAATCCACTGGTATATATGAATGACGATCCACAAGGCGACAAAAATCTTTATCGGAATGATAAAGAACATTATGATTCCCCACATGCTCATAGTCTTTGTGCCCAGTACTCATAATCTAATTTGTCGTGCTTCTTTTGCACGAGAGTTACAAGTCTTTTATAGTATGCATTACGCACATGGTTCCTAAGTTTCCATACCCGTGTACGATCTTGTGTGGGTGATAACTTTTGAATCTCCGGTGCCATCAGCACACCACGGTAGTACATAATATTATCGCCCTTAGAGGACTTGTTTATCCACTCATCAAACTTCTTTAGACTCAACATTGAATCTCCTATTATATCGTTTAACAACTTCATCTGCTTTCTTCCTCTCTTCTATCGCTCGCTCTAGAATTTCCAGTGCGTAGGCGGTCTGATCCTCTCGAATCGAGATTCCCGCCCACTTCACTGTAGCGACGAGCATTCCTGCTAGACCACCATAGCTCACTGATGCCACGTTGTGGTCTATATTTATTAAATCTTTTACGCTTGTAATCTTTTCCATCATAATATTTTTCTTTTTAGGAGCCACCCCAGCCATGACGATCTTTCCAGACGTCATAAGGACAACACTGAGGTGGCGTCCACATTTAGCATTTATAGTGAATAAATGTTCATCACTTTGTTAAAGGTTGACTACCATCTAACAGCCCACATTATACAGTATATCATGGGATAAGTCAAGTAAAAGATTATGGCAGAAATCAGCCAAAAACACGTGTCAAGCAAAAAAACACTTTGTTGTTGCGTAAATACAACACATATTATATACATAAATCCTCAACTTCATTTCATCTCGGTGGACTCTCTTCGCGCATTCGTTGCGGGAGAGTCCCTATTAACAGGACTAAGACTAGTGGCAACAAGAATAAGAAATATCTGGTATAAATTCAGAAAATGGTTAAAATACCAACCTCATAGAACATATTTAAGAGGAAAATAATGACGAAGATATGGCTTCTTTTAATGATCCTATCTTCTCCGAATCAACCGTCCGTTAAATACCACGCAGCAATCTATCCAACGGAAGAGCAGTGTGTATTCGCACGGACTGCTTACATGGAGGGATACGACGCAAAATCACCGGCATACAAGCTTACCCTGAAAACGGAGGCTTTCTGTGTACCTTTTCACTCATTCCCTATTCAAGGGATGCCTAAGCCCGTGAAGGCATGAGATTTATCATTTTACTGTTGGCACTGATTATGATAGGATGCTCCAGCCTGTCCATGAAACCTCATAAGACATCAGTTACTTATGGAAGATCCTATACAGACAAGTCTGACGAGGACAAGGACGTGCAAAAAGATTCATTTGGAATTAAACAAGACTTCATATGGGAGTAGATTATGAACGGACTTAAGATATCATTCGCCGTTGTGGCATTTGTGATAATTCAGGGTGTGGCAGTCATATGGTACGTGAGCAAATTGGATTCTCGGGTCGACCAGATGTACAAAAGCTTCGAAGAAGAAAATAAAAAAGAAGTGATTGAAAATCAGGTCAAGATGAAAATTGATCTGTCCAATCTCATTGCTGATGTAAAGGAATTGCAACGAGATATGAAGAAGATGAATCAAAAGGACAAAGAAATAGTAAAACAGAACCGCTCGATAGAGCGCCAGCATAAAGATCTCTTCGAGATGTTGCAGGGATCAACTGATATGATTCAACAGAACCAGACCAAAGGTGGTTCCTACTCTTATGGTGACTAATAGATGAAAATTCATCATAATGTACTAGACCATAACTCATTGATAACTTTATTAAGTAGCATTTTAGGGATGCCATGGACATATGCTTGCCCTATCAATAAGAATCAAAAAAATGAAGATGATTCCTATTATTTTGAAGGCATGATTTTTAATGATTTTGAAATAATCAATCGTGTAGTTCTTGAGGCATGTGGACCTTTGTTGAATTTTTTATCAGAAAATAAAGATGGAGATATTTCTCTTCGTAGACTTAAAGCAAATTTTTATCAGGGTGGGGAAACATTCATCGAGCACACACCACATATAGACTTTGAACGGCCCTATAAGGCCTTTGTTTATTTCTTAAATACTAATAATGGATACACAAAAGTATTGGGTTCAAAGGCTCCGTCTGTTGAAAATTCCGGGGTATCATTTTTAAGTAATGAATCCCATAGTAGTACTAACTGCACTAACTTTAGCAAAAGATTAACTTTAAATGTAAATTATTGGTAATGACTGACTGGTTTGATAAATCAGCTATAATCATTGGAATTATAGCAGTAATAATATTTGTATTGGTGGTTGTATAATGGCTAACGACAGACTCGATGTATCGGACCGAACAGCGATCAGCATGCCTATGCGCAACCTTTTGGCCATATTATCGGCCACAGCGGTCGGCGTCTGGGCCTTTTTTGGGATCCAGGAGCGCCT